GCACCATCAAGATTGACGGCCACAGAAGTTCCTGTTGATGAAAAGATTGCATCAATCGTGTCTAGGTCGGTGTTTAATTTAGTTCCCCAAGTGTCCGTACTGGCCCCAACTTCGGGTTTTGTCATTGAAAGATTTGTGGTCGTGGTATCAGCCATTGTCGAGTCCTATAGTTTTATTGTTCAGTCCATGTCGTAGTTGACACGGTTTGTTCTGTATAAGTTGCGGTGCTGACTGTTTGTTCAGTCCATGTTGTGGTTGAAACATCCTGGTCAGTCCATGCCATTAGTTATTGCTCCAGTAATAAGTTTGTTTTTTAACTTTGCCATAAGTTCTTCTTCTGGGAATAAGTGAGCCTTTAGCAAATGCAGCTTTTTCATCTGCCATGCGTATTTCCTCAAGTCCTTTATCAAACAAGGATTGAAAACCAGCAGCTCTTTCATCTTCCATAAGATAAATGCTTGCGTTTTTAAGACACCCGTATAAATAAATATCTGGGTGATTTGTAGAAACAAAATTAGTTGTTTGACTGTCTGATAATGCTGGAACCTTTGAATAATATGTTAGTTGAAGAGTCCTAGAAGTGTCAGGAGTCGGACACACTTCAATAGTGTCATCAACCATTGCGTAGTAGATGGGTTGGCCGCTAGAATCATTAATTGACTTACGATAAACATCCAAAGATTCAAGACTGAGCTGGAATAAAGGCGCAAAGTTGTTTGATGTAATTTCAATATTAATGGCTTCCAGCCAATCAGTAGGAACAGTAAGGTATTGACCATCGCAATCTGCGGTGGCTCTTTTTACCATGTCTGCGGTTCTAACACGCCGGTTTAATTCGGCTTCGGTTTGGTCAATGAAAAAATCCAATTCAGAAGTAAGATCACTTCTGTTTAAAAATGCGGCTATCTCGGCTTTCAGTTCTGCATAAGTCATACTTTACCTTCCCATGTTCTAAACACCTTATTGTCACTGTCATTGAGCCAACGCTTCCAGGCTTTTTGATCGTTATGCCATCCCTCTCTAAGAGCTTTCTGATAAATCACCATCGGCACTTCTGCGACATGCCTAAAGTCTTTGCCTGGCGTTGTTATGTTGTCTTTTAATTTCTTAACATGATCTATTACCGGGGCAACATTCTGTTTGGTGTGATAAATGTTACGAGCTTTCTCCACACCCACTTTCTCGGTAATAAATTCTGATTTGAGGTTTTCCCTCAAGTCTATTGTTGTTCTTTTTATTGTCATTTCAAAATGGGGCGAATATATATCATTTCAACCCGCCCCGTAGCTTATGCCGTTAGGATGTATCTAAGTCAGCAACAATTCCCATTGCTGCCTCGTTACACATTTCTAAGCCAAACTCAACAAGTAAAAGTTTTGTGACTGCATCACCTATGTTTGCAATGTCGATAGATTCAAAATCACGAAGATATGAAACTTTTGCATATTCAGGATCAACTAATAACAAAGACCTTTCTCTGCTGAAATTCGATGGCACAATCTTAATATCACCAAAATCTGATGAATAGACTGCGACACTGGCTTCTACTGTCGTTGCATCAACAAACTGTCGTGCTTGCGAACGCCCAGTAAAACCACTGATGACTCCCTTATTATAAGGGCCACAAATCGCCATTTGAAATTCTGCACCATTTCCAAAGCCAGTCTGTAAGACTGCTTTTAATAGTGTTTCGCTCAATGCGCGTTGTGTTCCATCTGTGGGTGCAGTGCTGGCTGAAGGGTCTGCCCCGCCTGATCCCCTAGAATCATTGGATGTAATCCAGGATTCAAAGGAACGGGTTTGCCTTGCAGTAGTGGCATCACCTGTGACTTTAGCGTATGCACCGCATAAAGCGGTTTCCATGTCTCTTTTCAGAGCCTTTGCCATAATCGCCAGTTGGTGGGCCATTTCTGTTTTTTTTCCCGCACTCGAGCTTGCATCTTGCGAACCGGTTACAGTTGCATCTCTGCTTTGAATCATCGCAACGTTAGTTTGACGAGTCGTGCCAGTAGATGTTGACCTTGAGAGTTCAAAACCCTCTAGGTCTCCTGTTCCTGTTGCTGAAGGCAGTTTTATTATCACAAGCCAGTTTAGGACTTGTTTCAATATCTCTCGATACTGCTTAGACTATATCATAGCCCCTTTGGGGCTTCGGGCGTTCGTGGAAAAGGTTATTGCTTAGTTGCTCACTTTTCTAGTCGTTGAACCTTACAGCTACTTTTATACTATTCACTGTCTTGGCTGCTGATTTCCCTCATCTTTATATGTTAGGGGTTCCCAGCAATTAACCCGATTTGCATATTAAATTACTCTAATATGGCTCTCCTTTACAAAAGCGATTCCGTTTGCCAATCGAATACGACATTTTTAATGCTATTCTTGCCTATGGCACTCATGAAGGGTGTAGTCGTAGGTGACAAATTATAGATGATATTACTCAACTGTTCTCTGTCAGCTGTTGCTTCATAGGTGTCAAACGCATTAGTGACCATAGCCATATCGTTTTCTCCTTTCCGGTAAACCGGAAGTTAAAGGTTTATATTAATTGCTCAAAAACCCGGGCTGCGTCTTTTACGCTTCCTGTCTTTTTGAGCCGTGTTTTTGCCTTTTTCAGAGGAGTGGTTGACTTGGTTTGCTTTACAGTTCCAGGTCGTGCTACGCGAGCAGCAGCTTTTTGTTTAGGTTTCTTCTTAGCAGCTTTTTTAGTTGATGAGTGCTTATAAGCATCTCTCATAATTTTCAACAACCGCCAATCATAAACCTGATTAATTTCTTCTGCTGTAAAACCCTGATCGATGGCATATTGGCGGATTTTTAATTTTTCCGCTTGGGCCACTTCAGCGTTCTTCCATTCAGGAATGTCCTTTTGTAACTGTTGTTCGCCGTAAGCCATATAATTTTGCACTTGCTCATTATACTTTTGAGCTGACTCTTGTTTGAGTCGTTGTTGCTCAGACTCAGCAGCGGCTAACTGTTCTTTTTGTTCATTCCATTTGTCTCGCTGTCGCACATATCCTATTGGATCATCTGCGTATAGCTGTTCCCAGTCAACTTTTTCATAGTCACCTAGCCCAGTTTTTAATTGGGTTTGGAGTTTTGGTATCAACTCTGAATAAAGACTGTTTTGTTGGCCTAACTCAGCTTGCTGTTGTTCTAACACTTTTTTTTGTGCTGCAAGTTCCTGGGTTTTCCTGGTGTAATCTGCTTGCCTTGAATACGAGTTTTGAAGCTCATCAAGGGTAACCGAAACATCTTCGCCATTTATTTTGACTCCGTATAGTGTCGGTTCCTCAACTGCTTCTGACTCATTTTGTTCTGCGTCAAGAGTTTCTTCTGTTTCTTCGCTATCGTCATCTTGGAGTTCTAACTCCTCAACAACTTCTTCTTCAACAGTTTCATCGGCTAACTCAGCTGTCTCTTGAGTTTCTTCTGGTGCTGCTTCCGGCCTTTCTTCCGGGGGAGTCATTAGAGCCTCAAAGGCGCTGGTTGCCTTATCTACTTCTGTTTGTAGTTCCAGTGGCTTATCTACCATGTTGGATTCCTCATATTGAATTATGATCTTTTGATTTTAAACGTTTGCTATTTGTAATACAAACTATTTAAATAACTTTTCTCAGCCTGTTTAAACTGGCTTTTGTAATTTTTCCTTTTTCAACAATTATTCTTAAATGTCTTTCAACTTCAGGTAATAGTTTTGTTGCCTGGTGTAATTGCTCTCTTAGTTCTTTTTCTTCAGGCAAACTATTAACCCACAAGTTAATGTATTCCTCTTTCAGTGATTCTATTGATTTTTTAAATGTTTCACTGTTAAGGATTATTTCAGCCTCATTTGAAGCCAGTATGTCTTTTTGTGATGTCATGGAATTCTTCCTCCTAAAGCGTCTATAATTTGTTGTATGCTGCCCAAACCTAATGGCTGATAACCAAGCGGCAATGAATTAAATTGACTATAAATCAATGGTGGATCGGCCACATTGCTTTGAATGGCAAAGGGGTTGTAATCAACAGGCACATAACCCTCATCAAATGCTGTATATCCTTGTGGTTTTGCCTGGCTATATGAAATACCTGGGGCAATGCCATAAGTAGGC